CCGCGCCCGAACTCGCCGCGACCTCAGCCGCGATGCCGTCTGCCACCTACATGGGGCAGATCGATGCGCTACTGAAGGCGCTGAACCAGCAGATCAGCGCCGCGGGGCTCGGTGTGACGCAGGGCAGCGGCTTGCTTCAGGGGGCCGGCAACGCGATTGGGCAGGCCGATACGCTCGGGAAGAACATCGCGGCCAACACCGCGCAGTTCGGAGGCTTGCCCTACTCTACCGGCGCGACGATCGGCAGTAACGCGCAGTCGAGCCTCGCCAGTTTGCTGCAGCAGCTGACCGGGACCAGCAGCCTCGGCAACCAGCAGTACACTCTGCCCTTGTCGGTAATGACCCAGCTGCAGAATTACCTGAGCGGCGGCCGGGACGCAGCGCAGCTCAGCGGCCAGCTCACCAACGCCGGCTTCAATCAGCAGGCCCAAGGGATTGGCGGCCTCTTGTCGGGGGCCAACATGCTGTTCAACCCGACCAGCGGATGGTTCCCCGGCGCGATCGGCGGCATAACAAGCCTGTTCAAGTGAGGTAAGCGATGGCATTCCCGCTAGCAGCCATCGGCGCCGGCATCGGCCAGTTCGCGCAGGACTATCGGCAGCAGCAGCAGGATCAGATCCGCACCTTGATGCTGCAGATGCAGCTGGCCGAGTATCAGCGAAAGCTGGATGCCGACAAACGGGCGGAGGGGGTTGGGGATGCTGCTGGCGACCCTAGCTTGTGGGCGGTTCCCGGTACGCAGCCGGCTCCGGTCCAAAGTTTGCCGCGACAAGAGTCCACCGGCTTTATGCAACCGCAACAGGGGGCTGGAGGTCCGTCAGCGCTCACCGGGCCGCCCCCGTCACAATGGCGGCAGTCGCAGCCTCAAACAGGATGGCGCTACACGGGATATCCGTTCCCGACCCAAGGAGAAAGCTCTGCATTCCCGGCGCTGCCGACTGACACAACAGCCGGAAACGTAACTAGCGGTCCCGGTTACCCGTCTCAGATCGGTTCGTCCCAAGCTGGCCCCGCCATCCCACCGCCGAGCGGCGGAGCACCCTCGCCTCTGCTGACCTCGGCCTCGACGGCCACAACCTCGTTCCCGCAGGCGACGCCGGGGCAGCCGGTCCCCGCTGGCGGCACACCGCGAGCCTTTCAACCCGGAGCGCCAGCATCCCCTGGGGCTCCCACAGCCGGCCCTCAGATGGCGCAGGCCGGGCCTGAGCCTGTAGCGCCCATCCAGCCGCCGACCGAGCAGCAACTCTACCAGCGTGCGTTGGCGAATGAGCAGGCGAAGAATCCGGGCGTGGCCGTGCCGATGTCTCGCCGCCGCCTCCTCGCTGAGGCAGCGAAGGCCAGGGCGGCGGGGTTGCAGGGGCAATACAAGGTCGAGAATGATCGCTACAAGACCGAGATAGATCTCTGGGCAAAGAAGCAAGATTTGGCCGGCAGCGCGGAAGCTAGGGCCGAGACGGCGAGACAAAATGCTGCATCCAACCGATTGCGCTACGACGAGATTACTCAGCGGATTCGGGAGGTGGACGAAAGGGAAAGGGCAGGCGAGGCGACGGTAGAAGATCAGAGGGACAAGTCTTTTCTGGCGCACATGAGGCAGAAGGTCGAGGCAAACACGGCGGCCTCCCAGGATGAAGATCGGAGGTTGCAGCGTATTCTTGAGAAGGGAAGGCTGGAGGTCTCCCAGCAGCAGGCCAACACCTCGACGGCGCGGGCGCGGGCTGCGGTTGACAAGACGAAGCAAAAGACCGACCTGGCGGCGCTGGAACTGAAGAGCCTTATCAACGAGGCGGAGCGGCTCGCTGCCTTGGCGCAAACCAACCCGAACCTAGTCGGCATGCGCGGAACGGCTGGCCGCACGGTCGGCGGGGTGACCGAGCAGATTACTGGCGGGAGGCTGCCCGGCGTTTGGGGCGGCAAGGAGGCCGACAAATTCGAGAGCGAGATACGCATCTTGCGGGAGGCGCTGCAAAAGCCGCTGCAGAGCCAGCGCTATGCGAGCAAGCACGCAACCGAACAGCTGCAAAAGCTCGTTCCGACCCTTGGGGTGCTCGATAGCCCAAGCCAGGTAGCCGGGGCGCTGCGCAACATCTCCCGGGCGCTGCAGGAGAGGCTCCACAATATGGAAGCGGCGTCTGGTGCCGTGGCGGATGACGTGTCGAAACTGACAGATGACGAAATCCTGAGGGGCATCGGCCCGGGGGCCGCGTCTGCCGGACAGGAACCGCAATAGATGTCAGACGATCCGACGACCCTTCCGGCAGCTCCCGATGCGGATAAGCGGTACGACCTTTATCGCGAAGCCTATCGGCGCGGCCTTCTGTCCCCAGAAAAGGCCAAGCTTTGGGAGGAGGGCGAGAGACGCGGGCTGTTCGGCAGTCCAGCCGCGAGGCCAAGTGGGGTTATGCAGCCGGGTGGCGCGTTGCAGCCTGAAAGCCCGGCACCGCAGCCGGGGCGCTCCGCCATGCGGGCACTCGAAATAGGCAGCGATCTTGCCCTAAACCAAGAGCAAGACACACGGCTGCTGCAGGGCTACGACCCGAGTGTCGATTACGACACCGGCACCGGCTGGAACGACATCATCACGATGTACCAGTCGGACAATCCGCGGGAGAAGCAAGCCTATCTCGCCAAGAAGTACGGTCCCGAGAACGTCTTCACCGATCGCGGCGGGCGGTTCGTGGTGCGCAGTCCCGAGGACGGCAAGATCCGAGCGGTCGAGGGTGGCGACGTTTCCAACATCCTGATGCAGAGTGGCGCGCAGCTGGTGGCGCAGCCAGCGGTCACCGCGGGGGCTACGATCGGGGGCGTTCTTGGTGCCGCGGCCGGGCCACCCGGTGCTGTGGCGGGCGCCGCTGCGGGCGGTGCCGGCGGCAAGGCGCTACAGGAGGCGGTCAAGTACGCCGCCGGCGGTATGCGCAAGACAGTGCCGGAGTTAGCGTCGTCCATCGGGATGGCCGGGCTTTACGAGGCGGGCGGCGAGGGCGCGGGGCAGCTGTTTACCAGGCTGCCGGGGATGGCTGGCAGGTTCTTCCGCGACAGGGTGGCGAAAGTCACCCCGGAATCGCGCGAGCTGGCGGGCCAAACGCTGCGCTCCGGCGGCATTGTGCCGATCGGCTCGGTGGCACCCGGTCTCAAACCAGCCCAGTTCAGCGAGAACGTGGCTAAACGACTAGGCTACGACTACACGGACGATCCGAACTTGGCTGCGGTGCAGCGGCGGCTGCGCGGGATGGTCGATGAGGTGTTCCCGCCAAGCGGGCGCGCCGGGGCAATAGAGGAGATCCTCGACCCTGCCTCCCGCGTCTCGTCCCGCGAGGCCGGCGTGCCGATCCTCGGCAATGTGCGGCAGCACGCGGCGCAGCTGGAGGCCGAGGTCGATAACCTGACGCGCGACGCCGACCGCATGCTGAACCAGCAGCTGAGTCAGTTTGCTGCGTTTTCACGCCGGGCACCGGCCGGAACGGGCGGAGAACTTGGCCTCGCCCACGCCGCCGGTCTAAGCCAGGCCAGATCGGATTTCAGCCGATCAATGGAGAAGGGCTACTCGCAGGTCGATCGGCTTGTCGCGCCGCTAGAACAGCCGCAGCCGCGAGGCCCGCTTGGCCCCAACCCGGAGGCCCGCGAGGAGGCGCTGTTTGGAGTGCCTTCTGTGCGCGACTACGAGCCGCCAGTGCGCCAGTTCCCCGGCATCGTTCCAACCGGCACGATGAGGAGGGCGGCGGCCCGGGTGCTGGATGCACTGCCGCCTGATGCTGCGGGCAATCCTATTTTCAGCGACGGGCGCGTGCTGAAGGCGTTGCATCAGTTGCGCGATGCCGGACCAAAGATGCAGCTCGGGCACACTCAACGCATCCGCACGATCCTCGGTGAGATGGGCGAGTTCACTGACATGATGCCCGGGGTCGCAAAGCGCGATTTCAACGATTTGCGTCACGCCGTCAACGGCTCGATCAAAGCGGCCGAATTAGATCCGGCCGCGGCGCCGGCGCTCCGGCTGCTCCGCAAGATGGACGCGGCTTATCACGAAGGCATCCGCAAGTTCGGCGATGCCGAGATCAACCAGATGGTGGCGCAGGCGAAGACCGGGATCATGCCCGACCCCGGCGTCATAGCCGAGAAGGTGTTAGCGCCCGGCAACCTCTCCCGCGCTCGGACGATGCGCCAGATGGTCGGCCCCGATGTCTGGCGGCGCGTCGCCTCGGCCGACATGGACAATATGCTCGGGCCTGGCGGCTCGGCGATCGATCCGCAGACCGGCCAGGTGTTGGCTCAGAAGTTCGCGACACTGATCGCTGCCAAAGACAAGAGCGGCATGCTGGAGTTGACCTACGGTCCCCGCATTGCCCGCGAGATGCGGCTCTATAGCCAGCGCCTCGACGCGCGCGGCGGCACGATCCCGGCCGAGAAGCTGACCCCGGACAATTTCGGTCAGACCATGCGGCAGCTGGAGAGAGCCAACCTGGAGCGCGATACTTTCCTGGAGAAGAACTATCTGTCGGCGCTGACTGACCCTAAGAAGATGCCTGACGACGCCGTGAATTTCGTGCTGCGGCCCGGCAAGGAGGAGCGCCTTGAGCAGGCGCTGCGGTTCTTTGGGCAGGACTCGCCGCAGATGCACGCCATCCAGACCCAAGCCCTAAAGGAGGTCATGGGCAAGGCGGTGGTGCAAGCCGACAGTGGCGGAACCACCATTGCCGGCAAATCGCTTGAAGACGCTTTGAAGCCGTGGACGCCGCGACAGCAGGAAATCATGTTTCCTGACGGGTTGGCGAGCGACATGAAGAGTCTGGCGCGAGAGATCCGCTTTATGTTCCCCAGGCGCGGGGAGGAGTTTGGTGGTGGCATAGCGGCTGGGGTCATCAGTGGATTGCCAGCACCGGCCCGCATCGTGGCTTCGATTCCGTTCGCCGTGCCGGCCTGGATCATGACCCGGCCGGCCGTGACCCGGATAATCGCCAACGGTCTAGCGCCGAGCCGGGGCCGTCGCGAGATCCTCGACCAAGCCGGCCAGGAAGTCATCGAGATGATGAATCAGGGCCGCATTCCCGCGGCGGTCGGGAAGTCCCTGCTGGGCCTCGCAACTGCCGCCGCACCGACCCGGGCCGAGACGCGCGAGACGATCCGCATGCTGTTCCGGGCAGAGGCTGCGGGGCAGCTGCCGAGCCCGGACGAGGAACCGGAGCCTGGGGTGATGTCGTGGGACGAGGCGTCTACCGAGGCGGGACAGCGGGCGTTGCTGCCGGCCAGATCCAGACCGCCGATCCCGACCGGGTTGCGGCCGGCGCGCGATCTGCGCCCCAGCGTCAGCGGTCCTTAAGACAACAGATAGGCGGCGGCAACGAACAGCCCGGTAAGGGCAAGCAGCTCCCAAGCCTCAACGATTATGTGGAAAACCGCAACAACGGCAAAGCATGCCAATCCTATCGCGGACAGCGCGACGATCACGCCGACCAGTTGCCAGAACAGCCAGAACATCAGCTAGCCCCCCTGCTCACCGGACGAACCCGAACCGGCCGAACACGTCGCGGAACAGCCCACGCTCTTGCCCGTAGTAGAAGAAAGCCTGCCCCTGCGTCGGATTGCACTTGTCGCCGGCGTCATCGATGAACTTGATCCGGCCCAGCGTGAAGCAGAGCAGCGCTGCCCTCGCCTCGGCGCGGTGAAACCAGTCGGTGTCGGTGTAGTTGTGGGTGAGCATGATAGCGGCGGTGGTGTTGCCGCAGCCGATCTCGGCGAGCAGCTTGTCGATGAACGGCCCGATCTCGTCGCGCGCATAGGGCGGGTTGAGCCAGACCGTGCCGCGCCACGCCTGGGCGAGACCGTCATCCTCGCGGGTGTAGCGCCGCTCGGCGATCCGCGGGGCCAGCGCGTGGCTGGCGGGATCGAGGTCGATCGTGCCGCCGAGGACATGGCGAGCCGCCTCGATAAACACCGGCGGCGTGAACCACTCGTTGTCGCCGGTGCCGGCGGTGCCGCGGACGGGCGCGTTGCCCCAGATCGCCCGATTGGCCTTGACCGCGCGAGCTTCGTCTAAGGGGACGTCAACGTCCCATTCGGTCGCTGCCTTCATTAGCCGGGCGGCCGTCCTGCGCGTCTTGAACTCAAGAAGGTCTTGATTTGCTTCCAGCCACGGCAGCCATTCACCGCGTGGCATGCCGGCCTTTTTCTCGATCAGCCGTTGCCCGGCCTCGGCTAAGTACTTAACGCTGTCCGCCGCTGAGGAGATCGCTCGTCGGTAGAGCGCGCCGATCTCGATCGCGTCCTGGTCCCGATTGTGGTGGGCCAGCAAAACCAATTCCGCCATAATTCTCCCCTGAAAGAAGGGGCGGCCCCGACAGCCGCCCCAAGTCACTTCCTAGGGTTTACGAGCGTTCGTAAACCTCGACTACGCCGCCGCGAGGGTCGTCTTCTGGTAGGAGACGATCTCACCGTCCGGGAACGGGCCGCCGTCGATCTTGTGCTTGCCGGCGATCGCCGCCTTCACCTTCTCGAGGTGCTGCTCGTTCATCGCCACGCGCACGTTGACGCTGTCACCCGAGTTCACCAGCCAGGCCACGATCTCGCGCAGCTTGGTGTGGTTATCTGCATCGACATCGGTGAACTTGGCTACGCGGCGCGCCAAGCCGTACACGCTCGGCCCCTGCCGCCGCGCAATCTTCATCAGCTCGGCGGCGCTGAACATCTCGCCGAGCGCCTCGATGCCGCCAGCCAAGCGGGTCGGCAGATCCTTGGCCTTGCCGCCGAGCGCGAACACCTCGAGCCACTGCTTGCCGGTGAGCTTCTTCGAGGTCTCGTTGATCTCGCGGAAGATCGCGGTGACGTACTCGTCGCCGACATTGATCACCAGCGCCGGGATCTTGGCGAAGTCAGGGTTCTCCTGCTTCTTCCACTCGAACACCGCATAGCGGCGGTGACCCTCCACGATCATGTAGCGCCCGTTCGGCTTCAGATTCACCAGGATCGGGTAGTACAGGCCGCGCTCGACGATCGAGTGCAGGAGGCCCTTGATGTCGGCGGCCTCGCCCCGCGCGGTCGGGTTGAGCGGGTTCTTGTCGATCTCCTCCAGCGGGATGTGGTGGACGTTATAGTCCTTCATAATCGTCGTCCTCTGCATGACCGGCGAGATTGCCGGCACACGGGTCCTATCCGAGGTCAATATCGCGAGTCAAACGGTCATTTTTGCATCTTCGGCACGGTCGCGCGCCAAACTGGCGTTATTGCCGTATCACGACGGTTCACCTCGGGCAGCCCGCAGCGAGGCCGCGGCATCTAAGAGCGCCCCCACTATCGCGCCGGCCAGGCTGACGAACGGCCCCTGGTGGCTCACCGTGCCGTGGTCGCGGATGTGACAAGCGAGCGCCTCGATGTGCCTGGCGCAGAGTTCGCGCTCGCTTGCGACCTCTGAAATAAGGCGGGCGATTATGGCGTCGCGGTCGTCGATCATCTCGGTGGCGATGGCGATGCAGGCGTCAGCGTCCAGCCGCTCATCCATCCGCCTTCTCCCCGCGTTTACGGAAATCGAGCGCCAGCCAGATCGCCGCGCTCTCGCCCAAATTGATGGCGCTGCGCGGCAACCGCCTCGAAACGATCGTCAGGAATCCGATCCCTGGGGCCGCAACCTCGGAGCCGGCAAAGAACGTCACCGCCGGCGAGGTGCGCAGCAGCATGATCGCGTGCTCGTAGCGCAGGATCTCCTCGCCCTGGTCGAGGCGCCAGTCCATGCAGGCGCCGGCGGGCAGCATCTCCAGGTCGATCCGGCCGAACTCGATGCCGCCCATCTGCTCGCCGAGGCGACGAATGCGCTGCAAGAGGTTCGTCAATTCCGGCCAGCGCGCGGCGTGCTGGCGCAGCACGAAACGCTCCTGGTCGCCCTCGGTCTTTGGCGCCCGCACCTCGATCCGGTTGTTGCGCTTGAACAGGCCCATCTTGATTCTGAGGCTGGCGATCAGGTCGAAGGTGTCGAAGTGCGCGGCGGCGAGGAAGGCGGTCATTCAGATCGCCAAGCCGATGGCGATGCCGAGCAGGACCAGCCCGGCCAGCAGGGCTTCCAGGCGCGTGCTCATTAGGGTTCCTCAGCGGATGGCTTCAGTCTAAGACCCAGCTTCTTCAGTTCTTGAATGGCAACAGCTTTCGGCATCAGGCCCCGCCGAAACATCGCCCTGATGAGGCCAGGGTAATAAATCTCGACATCAGTGAACGTGACCTCCGAGCCATCCTGATACTGGGCCCGGATGCTGTTCGGCTCGGGGCCGAGATCCACTTTCTCGGCCCGGGCGAGGTCGCCCGCTATGTTCGCTTTCATCGGTCGAACGGCTCGAGCGATCCGACCAGACGCTCGCGGCGTTTGGCGGCCCGCGTCTGCAGCATCCCCATCCGCTCGGCGTGCACCTCCGGCGGCCCGAGGTCCGCGCTCATCCGGTCGAGGGTCTGGAAGGCTCCCCACTCGCCGACCCGGGTGAGCATCCCCGTGTCCTCCTCGAGGTCGATGTCGCGGGCCAGCTCCCGCCACCGCTTCGATACCTCAGCGGCGGCGTCCGAGGGCGCTGGGGCGGCCTGTTGACGCTGCGGGGCACGGGTAGCCCCGTTGCCACTTGCAGGCGCTGCACGCTCGGCGGGGCGCCCCACAGCCGCTTCCCCGTCGTCGTCGTCCGGGGCCACCCCAGCCATCGCCGCCAGGGCGTACCGCCTCAAATACGTTATGACGCTGCCGACGCCCTGCGCGTCGTACTTGGTCGGGGCGACGTACACCGTGCCCTCGATCCACTGGCCCGAGCCGTGCGCGAACAGCGTGACGACGCCAATATTCGGGCCGTCGTTGATCGGCATCTGCACGACCGCGATCCCGGCCGCGGTGAGGCTCTCCCAGCACGCCTCTTTGACCGAGGCGAGGTCGGCGTAGCGCGAACGGAAATGCGGATTGGTGCTTTCCCTGATGGCGTTCTTAATGCCCGCCTGCGCCTTTGCCAGCGCCCCGAATATCTCGTTTGCCGGATCGCTCCAACGATGGCTGAACCCGCCGATCTCGCCGGTTCCTGGATTGACTGCGTCGCTCATGCTACTTCACCCTTCTCGAAGGCTGGCCTTTCAACCAGCGATTTACATAGCTTCCAGGAGACGGGTTGTTGATAATGTCCTGATACGCCGCCTCGCCGGCACTCGGATAAGAATAAATACTTCCTGATCGAAATTCTATTAACAGCTCGTCCGCCTCGCTGTCATACGCGACCTTAGATAGGTTGCTGCTCTTCACCTCAGTCCACTGTATCTCAGCCATGTTCCAACTCCTCTTGAATTTGTGATAGCTCGCGAGAGAGGTTCGCGAAACCATTCCGGTAGATGATCGACAGCGCGAACGAAGCGCCGGCAACAAAAGCCGCCATTGTAGTCGGGTTGTTCATTTCCGGGATGTCCCGGACGAACGAGCGCCACGCCATATCGATTGAGTTGAACGACGGTCTTAGTACAACGTCGTTGTCGCTGTCGTTCATCACTGGCCTACCCCCTTATCCAAAGCGATGCTCACCCCGCGATTGTCGCGTTTGAATCGTACCAAGCCGAGCTTCACCAAGCCGATGTCCTCGGGGACAAGCTGCTTCAAGTTCTCCCTGGTGATCGCGTGTTTGTCGAAAGCCGATTTGGTTTCCGCAAAGTCGCGTGCCAGCCGCTGAAATTCCCCCGCCCAATTGGGGCGATCTTCGTGGGCCAGCAGATCGAGGTTGATCTGGCGCAGCTTTGGCTGCGGCGTCGGCGGCGGCACCGGCTCGGTGCGGTCTAGCGGCTCCTCGCCGCGCTCGATATAGCCCCAGCACTCGCGAGCGCGGGCGATCAGCTCGGCCTGGTAGAGCGGGTCCACCTCCTGAAAGATCGGCTGTTCCCAGCGGTTCCCGACGATCGGCGCGATGCCCCACCAATCGAGCCCGACGACCGTCGCCTGCCAGATCCCGGCGGGCGTATACCGCAGCACTTCCGCATCGCCGGCCCGGGCCACGTGCTTTGCATCGAGGGCGGCCCAGTCGCCCAGTGGGGTCGTCGTCAGCGCGTCCATATTGCACGCCATGAACGGGCGATAGGGGTCGGCGAATAGCTCCGCACCAGCCTCGCGCCCGGTCAGCGCCTGCCAGATGTGTCGGGCCAACGGATTGTCGCTGTAGTATTTCACCTCGCGGCCGGTCGTCTTCTCGGTCCACCACAGCCCGAACGGCTCGGTGTAGGAGCCGAGCTGCACGCGGAACTCGCCTGACAAGTCTTCCGGCTGATAATCCGGCTGAAAGCGCGCCCAGACCGAGCGATAGTCGCCCGCCATGATCGGCGCCGCGTCACCGGCGTGCAGGTGCAGCTTGCGTTCGGCTAGCTGCCCCTCACTGAGACCCAGAGCGTGCATCACAGCACCTCGTAGCGGCTCATGCGGACATTGGTGCCGTACTCGTGCGCCAGCTCGTCCAGTTCATCCATGCAGACCAACTCGTCGCCTTCCAGGTTGCCCCAGATCGGCAGCTCGTATTCGAGCGCCACGCTCGGGGTCACGACCGAGTAAAAGGCAAAGCCTTCCTTCGCCAAGCGCGGCATCACTTATTCTCCTCTGCGATGATCCGCTGAATCGCGGTCTGCACCTCGGCCACCGCCGCCCGCACCTCGTCCGGCCGGTCGGCAATCGCCGCGATGTACGCCAACGCGGCCTCGGCCCGACCGAGGGCCTTGGCGTGCCTGATCGCGATCTTGTCCAGCCTGCTCATGTGCCTCTCTCCGCTGTCGGCTGTGTACGTCTACGTGCATGATTGACGGCTGTCAATTAAAAAGATACATTGCTGTCCATGACAACGAAATTGGCTATATGGCTGGCGGACAGGGGCGAGAAGCCCCGGATGTTCGCTCTCCGCTTGGGCATGAACGCGCAGAGCATCTACGCGCTCTGCGGTCTGCGGTCGGCGCAGCCGCGCGCGTTTTTCAAGACCTCGACCTTGGAAAAAATCTCGATTGAGACGGGCATTCCGGTGCGCCGGCTGTATTCCGACTGGGCCGAGGTCGAGCCGGTCCCGAGCCGGGTCGGCAGGCCCCCCGGACGCGCAACCGGGCGGAAACCGAAGGGCGAGCGAGTCGCGGCCGAGTGAGCGGCAAGGGCTTTATCGTGCCGCTGCTGGCAGCGGTCTGGGTCGCCGCAATATGGTTTGCGGTCGAGGGGTACGAGCGTGGGCAATCCGAGGCAAAGCTGCAGGACATACGCGGCGCAGCTGCCGGGCTCTACGGTTTGCGCCGAATGAACGATTCATATAACGGGCCCCTCGCCCGGGTGCAGCGAGACGACGGCACCGCGCTGGATATTGGCTCCATCAGCGACATGCGGCAGTTCTGTGCGCGTACAACCTGCGTCGTCCGCACGATGTACGATCAGTCCGGCAACGGCACGCACATGCACAAGGTCGATTGACGGCGATGGGGCCCTGGCCGAGTGAGCCGGACCTGCGTCTGCAGCTCCCTGTGCCACCGACGACGAACAATTTGTACGTCACCCGGCGCGACGGCAAAGGCCGTGCTAAAACATCAAGCTACGCCGCGTGGCAGCGCGAAGCACAACAACTCATCATGATATCCGGCTGCCCGCGCGAGGGCTGGCGGCACGTCCGGGTCGAGGTGCAGGCGCCGCTCAATTACCAGCGCGACATCGACAACCTGAAACCGATTTTCGATGTGCTGGCCGCGATGAACGTGATCGAGGATGATCGCTGGGTCGACGAGTACGAGGTGCGCCGGGTGGCCGTGGGCGAGGCGCTCGAGGTCGCGGTTTGGAGGCTCGGTGGCGGCTGACCTGACCGAGTTGGAGAAGGGGTTACTGACGATTCTGGTGCGTGCCCGGGTGTCGTGCCACGAGCCGATTCTGGAGGGCTACCTGACCCTGGGGATCGGCTGGGCGGTCCTGGCGCTCGCCTGGCGGGAGCGGGCGCTGGCCGGCTATGACGAGTGGTTCCGGCCGCCGGCGCTGACCGAGGAGGAGGCGCTGGAGGGCGTCTTGCGGAGCTACCTGAGGGGGGAATAGGCTCGGCGAGGGGCGTTACCGAACAAAATCCGAACATATTTCATGTTGAGGGGGGCAACATGCTGGCGAGGGCCGATGTCGAGCGGCTGCGGGAGGCGCGTCCGTCCGATTCCTTCGATCTCTTGTCGCCGATGCGCTGGGAGGGGAAGACCCCGCCCCGGCGCGACTGGCTGGTCGAGAAGTGCTTTGTGCGCGGCAGCGTGATGCTGCTGACCGGGCCGGGCGGGGCCGGCAAGTCGCTCCTGATGCAGCAGCTGCTAACCTCCGCCGTGCTCGGCTGGCCGTTTCTGGGGCTCGCCTGTCAGCCGGGGCGAGCGCTTTTCTTTGGCGCCGAGGATGATCAAGATGAACTGTGGCGGCGGCAGCATGACATCAACCGGGCGGCCGGATTGACGATGACGGATATAGCGGAGGCTGGGCTGTGGCTGGCGCCGCGGGTCGGGTTCGACAACACGCTGTCCCGCCTCGATAAGAAAGAGTGGCGGATGCAGCCGACGACCCTGTTCGAGCGGCTCTTACATAAGTGCCTGGAGGAGGGGATCACCTATCTCGTAGTCGATACCGCGACGCAAACATTTGGCGGCAATCAAAACGACGAGCAGCAGGTTGTGCAGTTCCTCAACCAATTGCGCCGGCTCGCCGTGGCGATCCAGGGCGTCGTCATCCTGGTGAAGCACCCCTCAGCCGCCGGGCAGGCGCTGGGCACCGGCGAATCCGGCTCGGTGGCCTGGCACAACGGCGTGCGCTCACGCCTCTACCTGCACAAAGACAAGGCGCTGGGCCTCACGCTGTCGTCGCGGAAATCGAATTACGGCCCGGCCGACCTCGAATTGCCGATTCGCTGGGAGCGTGGGGTCTATCAAATGAACGCCCCGGAAGTCGCCGCCGCCAGCGCGCGCTATGGCTACACCGACTAGGCGTGCCGACGCTGCACTGAGGTTATTCGAGCCACTCCACGCCATCGATCTGGCGCACGATGCGCACCGGCGGCCGCCCCGGCCGCACCCCGGCAAGCGTGCGCTCGCGTGCCTCGCGCGCCGCCGCCGCCCCATAGGCGCAAATCAGCGCGTCGAGGAGGCGGCGCTGTTCCAAGCTCAGGGCACCGGCCAGGTGCAACTCGGTCATCATGTTGCAGATCGCATCAAAGGCTTCCTCCCGCGTCAGGTCAGCCATCGTCATCGCAGCAGCTCCTCGACCCGCGCCATCATTCCCCGAATCTCCGAATCCACCGGGTACCACCCTTCGCAGAGCGCCCGCACCTGATTCGCCAGCCCCGGATCGCCCCACTGCTCCAGACGCTGCGCCGCCAGCTCCAGACACCATTCGCCGTCCGCGACGGTGCCGTCCATCGATCGCGCTAACAGTGCATAGGCGGCCTCCGCATGCCGCCGCCGGTCCATCCCGCTGGTCATCGCGCGCCGCTTTCCAAGCGGTGCGCTGCGTCGAGGAGTTTATCCGCTACCGCGTCCGCGTCCTCGTCGTCGGGACAGCCGGTCAGCATGTCCGCCGCCAACCGCAGCAATTCCACCATTTCAGCTTTAGTCGTCTCATCGTACGTCATGATCCGTGATCCTTGTGGTTGGTCTCGTCAGGCGGCGCCCTACGCCGCGACGGGGCCGAGCCCCGTTTCGACCTATCGTTTGTGCCGCAGGTAGTATTCCCGCATGTACAGCTTGCGGCATTGCTTGCACATTCTGATTCCGTCAGCGGGGCGGTAATAACTGTTTTCTGCAGTGTACTCGTGGCCATGCGGGCATGCCGCCGGATGATGCATCGCCCGATGAAGCTTGCGGTCCAGTGCCTGCAAATGCTCCGGATTGATGCATTTCACATTGCCGCAGGCATGGTGAATATCGAATCCATCAGGAATCGGCCCGAATGCCAGCACGTAGGCAACGCGGTGTGCGTATGCGTTGCCGTTGCCATGCCCGCCCTTTCCCACGATCGGGTAGCCCTTTTTTGGCAGGCAATTGCCGGTCCAGATGCGGCATCCGCCCTCGCCCGGCATGCTTAACCGGTCGAGGCGGATTGCCATCGGGGTACGCTGCAAACCGGGCATGCGAACGTATATGCCACACATTCACTAATGAATGCAATAACTCACATTCGCGACGCCCGGCGACCAGCACGCCCGGCAATCCACCAATTCACCCGAGCACTTGCCGCCCTGCAAATTGGCCGGGCAGATATGGCCGCGCGGCTGGCGGATAAACCGACCGCGCTTGTCGCGCTTGCGGCCGCTGTGCACCGTCGAGGTCTGCGGCCAGGCCGACGGCGCCGCGCCATCCACCATCGTGGCGGAGAGCCGGATCGTCAGATTGCCCGGAATGGTCCTGCCATCCCGCACAAACGCCTTCACGATCCTCCCCTCGCGCGTCGGTAGCCAGTGATCGAGCCAAGGGGTGGCTCTGGCCACCGCGCAAATCCGCGCCAGATGATCCCGGCTCTGCAAATCGCCCGAATCGTGCCAGCGGTGATGCGGCGAGAGCGCTTCGCGGGTCTTGGGATTGAGCGGTGCCGGATTGATCACGAGCCCGCCAGGACCGCGACCGTGAGCCCGCTCCAACAGCTCAACCATCGCCTCAACAAAGCTGTCGTGGCGCACCGCCTCCAGCCGCCGTGCCTGCGCAATCCGTACGCTGCTATAGCGGTAGTTGCCGCGGTCCAGCGCATAGCAAGAGGCGCAGGTGCTGCCTGCAACCGTCGCCAGAATGCGGCCCGTGATGCACGCACTCGCCGGCAACCCGTAACTCGTGCCTGGCATTTTCGAGGGGAAGCCTAAGCTTCCCGCCACTGCCAGCGCTTCCCGCTTGTTCATGGCGTCTCTCCGTGGTTGGTCTCCCTGAGATAGCCATCACGAAACGATGCGTCAAGAGATAATTTGTGTTGACAGCAGAGAATCTCGCGGCCATATTGCATGCACCAACCAACGGAGACGCAACCATGACCTACACAATGGATATCGAGACGGCGGGCGGAGTGCACCAGCACCCCTTCCATCTTGGCGCCGACCTCGCCCTCGCCGTGCAGTTCGTCCTAGAGCGCTTGGCCGATCCGCGGGTGCGCTCGATCGCGCTTCGCCGCAACGGCCAATGCGTCGCCATCTACGACTGGCGCGCCCTCACTGGGGAGGAATAAACCATGACGACATTCGAGATGGACGGCTATCAAGACGCCATCAACGGCCGCGCCTACGCACCGCCACAGAGCCCAAAGACAAATGCCTACAGACTGGAATACCAGCGCGGCTATAACACCGGAACGCTCTATTCCGGCAGAACCGCCGATGCCTATAGCCGCACTATCGCGAAAGCTAATGCCGCCGGCCAGAAAGCCGCAGCTGCCTACAAGGCAGGTTCTTCCCTAGGATAGCCCCGCGGGGCTATCCCCCCCTCTTCCTCTCCTGCGCCGCTTTAAGCGCTTCAAGTAAGGCAACCAGTTGGTTGCCTTGCTGCGCTTTGAATGCCCCCTCCGCCACCCGTACCGCCAGCCGGGTCAAATCCCGCGCCGCCTCATTCCCCGCCCGCAGCAGCTTCGCATCAATATTCTCTATCCCCACAGCCGCTAGCTGACCCTGTACCCCTACCACTATATCCCGCTGCAACACCAAACCCCGCAACGACCCATCGTGCAGCGTCTCCGAGTGAAGACGACCGCCAATCGAGGTCGTCGACGGCAACGGCTCCAACTCCCCTCGCTCCCCTAACTCAATCAACTCATCAGCCACAACCACCGCCCGATCTATCCGCGATGCCAGCTTAGCCGCACCCGGCAGCCGACCGCCATACCACGGCAACCCCAACGCCCGAAATACCGCCTGACGCGACCGTATCGCAGCGTGCGACTTGCCAGTCGAACGCTCGTGATCGCCAGATCGCCACTTTCCGCCATGCCGCAAACACCGCTTTTCTCCGCGAAGCCGGTATTGCATGCACGCCGCGCCGGAGCGTGTGCGTGCACCGCACATCTTGGAAGCCTCATGTCGGGGACGCATGGCTAGTCATGCCGCTGCGGCATGGAAACCGTCAAGTCCGACGTCGCCGAATAGGTCAGCTTCCCTGTCCGTTCCCAGCCCTCGCGCGGGCGCAGCTATCGCCTCGTTAGCGGTAGCTACCGGCCACAAACCCCAGCGTTTCCGCCAGTTTCGAGCGCTCGCAGCTGCTCGGGCTACCGCCGGGCTTCCGCCGCCCGTCGTCGGCTCGTTCCGTTCGGGAATCTCACCCAGCCGCCGGGCCGCGGAGGGAAAATTGAGACATCCGTCACAAACCGGAGACGGTTTTCGAAATCGGGCGCTGTCGGTACGGCCGCCCGTCACAACCTGGGCGGGTTTTCGAGACCGTCGATTGGTGTGGGAGTTGTGGGGGTCTGGCACGCCGCGCTTTGCGCTACCGGCCGCACCACCAGTTGGGGTGGTTGGGGACTGTCACCGGACGGTGGCAGCGGGGTAGCCTTCTCGGCAGCCCTTTCCGGCGATTGCGGCCATCGGGTTGTGTGGCGTGCGGTGGTGCGGTCCCTAGCCCGAAGGGCGGGAAGGCGAGTCGCCACACATCATCGACTTCTTGGATGCCTCTTCCCTTGCTGATCGCAAGGGAAGATGCTGCCTGTTTGCTTCATACGACCGTAAATAGGGACGCGCGCGCGCGCGTAAGGGGACCGCACGCTTACAACTCGGCCGGGTTTCTCGCGACGCTGCCGCGAGGATTGTACCGGCTATCCGGCCTGCGCCTATTCTATCGGGCACCTGCCCGACGTGCGGTCTGCTCCGGCATCAACTCACGGTGCGGCTGCGGTAGGTATCCACCTCGCGCGTCTGCTGCCGCCATGGCTCGTTTTCGGGCGTCATCCCCTACTACCGCCGTGGTCGAGTTCAACTGCTGCGGCTATCCTGGCCGCTATGTGCCGAGCGGCGTCTTCCTCGGTTGAGGCTTTCCTCGCTCGGATAGCCCGGGAAAGAGGAGTTCCCGGTTGGTAAGCTGCCCCCACTCGGGCTGCTTCGATTTGCGTAGATTGCGGGTCTGCCGCGGGTTATGCAACGAGGTGTGGACCCTGCCGATCCTGCCGGCACGCTTTCTCACGACAGCCGCCTTACAGCTGCCATCGCGGCCTCCTGAAAGCGGCTGCCGGCTTCCCGATCGGGAAACTCGACGAGGTTCTTCCAGGCTTTCACGCCCTCGCGGGTCGTGAAGCTGGTCGAGGGCAAGCCGATCCACTCACCTTTGTTGGTGCGGAACCACTTGCAGTCGTGAAAAATCACGCCCCACTCGGGAATGTGCAGCTCGAAGAAGCCGACCAGCGCCCCTTTGTTGATGCGCCTCAGCTCGCGCGCGAACATCCGCCCCTCGGACGGCAGCGACGTTACGTTGCTGGGGGCTTGTCTTCTCGGGAAGGGCGGGTTATCTGACATGCGGGTCCGCGATGGCGCGCTAACGCCGATTGAGCGGATTTCAGCTTAGACCCTGCCGCCGCGACAGGTCAAGCGGAGGAAAGCCCCGGCAAGAGCTTCGGGGCTTTTCTTTTGGGAATTATATATTTGACTCCCCGCGCCAAAATCCCTATATTTCTGGCACGAAATAAGGGGTTTCCGATGTCGCGCAGCACCATTTCCACCTTCCAGCTTTTCGCCATGTTTCCCGACCAGGACAGCGCCCGCGTTTACCTCGAAGGGCTGCTCTGGCCGCAGGGTCCGCGCTGCCCAGTTTGTGGGACTGGCGACAAGATCACGACTCGCAAGGGCGGCTATTACCGCTGCCGGCAGTGCCAGGAGGATTTCACCGTTCGCACTGGGACGGTGTTCGAGCGGTCCCATGTCCCGCTGCACAAGTGGGTTTACGCGATGTACCTGCTCGTCACCGCTCGCAAGGGCATCAGCAGCATGCAACTCGCCAAGGAAATCGGCGTCACGCAGAAAACCGCGTGGTTCATCCTTGGTCGGTTGCGCGAGGCTTGCGGTTCCGACTTCGGCAAGCTGGCCGGCGTTGTGGAAATCGACGAGACCTACGTCGGCGGGATCGAGGCCAACAAGCACGAGAATAAGAAGCTCAAGATGGGGCGCGGCTCGGTCGGCAAGACTGCCGTCATCGGCATGCGCGAGCGCGGTGGGCGCACCAAGGCCAAGGTGGTCGGCAACACCGATCAGGAGACGGTGCACCGCGTCATTCACGAGAATGTCGAGGTCCGCTCGACGCTGAACACTGACGAGTTCGCCGCCTATCGCGGCCTCGGCGGGCTGTTCTTCGATCACGAGACGATCAACCACGGCGCAGCCGAGTTCGTCCGCGACAACGTGACGACCAACAGCATCGAAAGCGTATTCGCGGTTCTCAAGCGCGGGCTGATCGGCGTCTACCACCACGCCAGCCCGAAGCACCTGCACCGCTACGTTGACGAGTTCGCCTTCCGGCTGAACGAAGGCGACGTGAAACGGCACACGCTGGACCGGCTGGAGAGCTTCGTCAAAGGCATTGCCGGCAAGCGGCTGACCTACAAGGCGTACATCGCATGAGCGGCGATTTGTGCGCGGACTGCCCCCTGCCGTGGCATCGCGGGGCCGGTGTAACGCGTTGCGAGTGCTGCCCGTATCGCGTCCCGCCGGAGCTTGATGCGATTGCGGGCAAGGTTCTGTCCTATAAACCAAAACCAAAATCGAAGCCGGCAAAGGCACGTAAGAGGCGGGCGGCAAAGATTGCGAAAGGCTCGCCCACATGACGGACGCCGCATTGCGCTGTGATTTGATAAATCTCGCACGAGCGGGCGTCATGCCGCATTGGCGGTGCAGATGGTGCGGACATTTATCACTAAAAAAGGAATGCCCATTCGATACGTGCGGCACCTGCCAAGGCAGCGGTTCCAGCGGACGGGAGAGTGTATGCCCAGAGTGTTGTGGATTACGAGTTATCCTAAGGCGGACTGAGAGTGGTTTAGCATGACACCGGAAGATGTAAAAACCCTCGCCGAAATTCGCGGGCGTTTCGCCTATCAAGAGGCCGAGCGGTTCGTGACGGGATACGAAGAAGACATCCGTTTTCTTTTGAACCTCACAAGATTTCTGCCGCCGATGTGGCAACCAATAGAGACTGCACCGCTGCGAACCGAGGCTCTTTTTTTCTTTCGATTTCCAGACGGAACTCATTGGGTGGGGGTAGATGAAATGCTTGAAGATGGCTTGTCGATACACAGCAACGCGCGGCCAACGCACTGGGCGGCACTCCCAGCGTTGCCGGAATGAGATGCGGAGTGTCCCGGGAAGCTCTCGGACCGGGGGCAGGAGGCGTGCTCGACCGACGCCGCACCGAGCATCTGGGGAGTCAAATATATAATTCCCTTTCTTTTTGGGGCCGGGAGTCCGTATTTCTGCCGTAGCCACCGATCGACGGCTTCGCGGCCCTCTGCGTCGAGCGTCTCGGCCCAGAAGTAGGCTTCCTGACAGCTAAAGACCCCATCCTCGGCGACTTCTTGCTTTTCGGCTGAATCTAACATATTTGACGCCTGTGTCTCCGTGGTTGGTCGACACCACGCGCCAGATCCCCCCTAAGATCAAGGGCGCACGTGAAAGGCCCGTCGCAGCTCCCCTGCCGCGGGCCTTTCCATTTGTGCCCTCAGGTAATCCGAACTAACTTCTGCGGAAGGCAGAGAAGGAGAGGCCGTGACCACCCACCGGATCGAGATCCTCTTCGTCGGAGACGCGCCGGACAGCGAATTGGAGCGCGCCAAGATACTGGGTTCCCGGGAGGTTGGGGATGCCATTGCCGAGTTGCAGTCTGTTCTGCGTAATTTGCAGTTTGATGCCACGGTAACGGGGCGCATTGTGCGGAAGATGGTGAAGCACCGGGGGCCGGGCCGGCTGAAATTGCAGGAGGCGGTGGAGCCGGCCGACCGGGACGCGGCCGAGTGAGCGCTGCGGCCTATATATAATGTGTCGCCGATGACCGAGATTCGGCTGAGCAGCGGGCAGAAGGCGCAGCTGCGGGGCGGCCGGGTGGAGGTGGTGCCGGAGGGTGGCCGCCGCTACCGCCTCACCCTCGAGCATGTCGATGGCGGCACGATGCTGGCCACCGCCAGGGATTACGCCGCCCTCCTGGATTTCCTGCGGCAGGCCGAGCGGCTGCACTATGAATTGCGCAGCCTGAGCCTGGAGGCGGATTGAGCGACGACCGCGAGCGCGACCTCGCCGAGGCGATCTACGCCGAGATCATCTCGCCCGAACTCGTCGATGATGCGCTCGAAATCTGGAACGAGTCCGCGCTCCGCGGGTGGGATCGCATGCGCACGCTACTCGACGTTGTAGCGAATGCCGCCATGGACCGCGTGCTCGCTCGCCGCCAGCGCGAGGCCGCCCGCACCGGGCCGTGGGATGCAGATCTGGTAGACCGCATCAAGCGCGGCGAACGAGCCGACCCCGTGACCGAGCTGATGGCGCAGGTCTACGCCACCGACTGGGACACCGCCGACGATGACCAGCGGATCTGGTGGCGGCTGAAATCGCTGCAAGTGCGGGAAGCGCTCGCCGCCCGCACCGAGCCGAAGCGGGGCGCGCCATGAGCGACGGTCGCGTGTGGGTCCCCGGCTACCGTCCCCCGGGCTATTGGCAGGACGAGACGAGCGGCGTGCTGCGGCCCGCCGTCGAAGCCTACTTGCATGGCGAACCTCTAACGGCCACGCAAGTTTCGGCAATCCGGGCGTATCTGCGGCAATGGATCGGCGCGCCGGTATGGATGGGCGAGGGTATCGATGAGCTGCGCGCGGGCATAGACGGGCTGGGCAGCCGCTTTGCCATTGCCGATTGGCTCAAGCGGGCCGAGCGCTTGGGCATCGATCCGCTATGAGCGCGCCGCCGGCACCCGAGCGGCGGCCCGAGGAGCGGCTGGTCGGCCCGCGCCGGATCGATCTGCCCGTCGAGAAGATCGCCAAGCTGCACGCCGCCGGCATGTCGCTGGCGACGCTGGCGAAACGCTACGGCGTCGCCCGCAGCGTGATCCGCGACCGGCTAGCCAGGGCCCGCGAGGCGACGCCGTGAGCGAGCCGGAGCGGCAGTGAAGACGGCCGAGCCTTTTGAACGGTTTCTGACGCGCACGCTTGCCGAGCGGTTCTTCGGGCGGATATTGCCGCATCCGGTGACAGGCTGTTGGAATTGGCTTGGCGGCAAGACCAACGGCTACGGGAGTTTCTGGGCGGACGGAGAGATGACCAATGCCCACAGATTCTCGTATATCGTTTTTGTGGGCGACATTCCTGCCGGCCACGACGTGGACCATCTCTGCCGCAACCGCGGGTGTTGTAATCCCGAGCACCTAGAAGCGGTGACCCGTAAGGTGAACATGGCGAGAGGGGAGCTGCGGCCTCCCTCTGGGGCCAAAAGCAAGAACGGGAAGAAGACGACGTGCCCAAGAGGGCACCCATACGATGGCGCCAATAAGTGGAGCAGAACCTGCTCGATATGCCAGAAAACCCGCAACGATTTGAGGTATCGTGGCAGACGTTGATGCCGTAGCGGCCCTTGCTGCAAGATCGCAGATAATAAAAATCCTATCGGAAGATAAGTGGTCTAGTCACGAGGTCTTGTTTGCGCACCGCCATCAGTATGATGGGGTGGCAACTCCTCCGGCTTCATTTCATCAAGACTTAGTTTCCGACTTTTGGAGCGAGGATCAATACTCGATCCGCCTCGCCTTCCGCGGCAGCGCCAAATCCACCCTCGGCGAGGAGGACATCGTGCTGGCGGCCTGCCTGATGGCGCACCGCAACATCGTGATTATCAGCAGCAATGAGACCAGGGCGGCGGAACGCCTTGCCGCCGTGGCCTACGAACTGATGAACAACCCCTGGATTCAGGCCGCCTTCGGCGACCTCAAGGGCGACGCCTGGACCCAGACCAAGCTGGTGACCACGACCGGGGTGTGCGTCCAGGCGATCGGCCGCGACCAGGATATCCGCGGCATCAAGCACCTCGACCACCGGCCCGATTTCATCTTCGTCGATGACGTGGAAAGCCCGGACAGCGTCCAGACACCCGACCAGCGGCGAAAAACGCTGCGCTGGTTCCTCTCCGAACTGCTGCCGGCCTGTGCCCCCAACCGCAAGGTCCGCATCCGCGCCACGCCGATGGACGCCGAGAGCCTGCCGGTCAAACTGGAGAAAGAATGGGGCTGGCCGTGCCAGACCTACCCGGTGGAGTATCTGGGGGAGGATGGCAAGCGGAAGGCCAGCTGGCCCGAAGTCTGGCCGCTGGCGAAAATCGACCGGGAGCGGCAGGGCTACGAGCGGGTCGGCGAATTGGCGGTCTGGGAACGCGAGATGCTGTGCCGGGCGTTCAGCGAGTCCGACCGGATTTTCAGCCGGGAAATGATCCGCGTCGCCCCGCGCGAGCGGACCTGGCAGGCGTGCTACGCGATGATCGACCCGGCCCGCACGGTGGGGAGCACGTCCGCCACGACCGGCTGGGCCGTCTGGTCGTGGATCAGCAACCGATTGGTGGTGTGGGCGGCGGACGCACAATTCCTCCTCCCCGACGAAATCGTCGCTTTGGCCTTCGATATTGCCGAGCGGTACGACCCGGTCTGGGTCGGGGTGGAATTGGATGGCTTAGAGCAGTTCCTCTTACAGCCTCTCCGCCATGAGATGGTCCGGCGCGGTACGTATTTACCCGTACGCGGCGTCCGCGCCCCGCGCGGCAAGCTCGACTTCATTCGGGGTCTCCAGCCCTTCTTCGCGGCCCGCGAGTGCGAATTCGCCCAGCCGCTCCCCGCCCTCACCGAGCAGCTCCTGAACTACCCGACCGGCAAGATCGACGCCCCGAACGCCCTCGCCTATGCGCTCCAGATGCGGCCGGGTCTCCCGGTCTACGAGGGCTTCGGCGCCGACCACATCGTGCCCGACCTCGAGCACGACCCGACAAGGCCGTTGTTCCTG